AGCTCCTGTGCAGTGGTGGGCAGGGTCATGCTGCAGCTTTCCCGGTAACCTGCTACAACCACCGCCTACCCATCATGGAAGCCCGCTCCTGCACCCGCTGTGGCGCCCGATGGCTAGATGGGCAGTTGTATTGTTCAGGCACCGGCAAGAAAGCCTCAGAGCTTGACCTGGCCGGCCTGGTGTGCAATCAGATCAACGACCCGAACTGCATCAATCCATGCAATGGCCGCGAAGGTGGCGATACCTGGGTTAAGCGCATCGAACGGGTCAGCCAGCTAATTAACCCTGAGCCATAAAGGGAACCAAAAAGCCCCAGCATCGCCGGGGCCCTATCAAATCAGTCGTCCGGGATTTCCGGATACCTGATCAGGCCTACCACTTCACCTTGTCAGCCCAGTAGGCGGCACTCATCGGGCCCTTGGCGATGTTATCGGCATGGCGGGCCTTAAAGCTCGCACGACGGGCCTTCTGCGCCTTGGTGCGTGGTTGATCGCCAGCACCCTTCACCCCCTGCTGCCCGAACCTGATCAGCCGGACCTTCTCACCCTCCTTCGCCAGCACCGCATGGCTCTTAGTGGCGTGCTGGGGGGTCCGCTTGGGCTTGTTGTAGCCCTCGAACTTCTCCCCCCGAACAGTGATCGCCATGATCAGAGCAGTTCAAGCCCCGGCTTGCCGTAGCCAGCCAGGTTCACCGAATACTTGATCACGGTGCCTGCCTCCTGCGAGGGCTGGTAGCTCTCAAACAGGCCGAACCCGTATTCCACAAGGTTCCCGTTGTGGGGGCCGATCAGTCCGTACCCCACCATTAGTTTCTCGCCCAGGTTCAGCTCTTCGCACAAGCGCATCGCACGCCAAGCAGACGCATTGAAGGCGGTAGCACCGTTCAAGGTCCAGGTCTTCCTTGGCGGTCGGGATCGGAGTGGCATAGCCGCCCGCCTCGTCGTCGTAGGTGGTGATGGCCTCCTTGGTGGTGCTGTTTGCCGGCTGGCAGTTGGTCAGCCCCAGCAGCCGAAACGGGGGGTCAGTACCATCAAGCAGCAGCGAGGGGGCCACTACGCCAGCGGCAACGGCGGCCGTGGTGATCGCTGAACCAGCCAGGGCGTAGGAGAGGGTGTGCGGGCTTGTGGTGGTCACCGCTGTCACCACAAACGAACCGTTCAGACTGGCGAACGGGGCGGGGAGATCTTTGACAACGATCCTCCGGCCTACTGCAATGCCGTGGGCAGCGTCGAAGGTCAGGGTGGCGAGAGAGGTAGTGGTGACGGCATTTGTTACCGCTTTGGTGCCAACGCCAAAAGCGAAGGTATCACCCGTGCCGGCGGTAATCACCTTGGCAGATGCCGGTTGAGTCGTGGTGTCGTTGATGAATTTGCCAGCACCAAGCCCGCCAAGATTGACGCGGGTTAGGTCGATCGCTGACGACTTGATGGGGGTGAAAAAGAACCGGTAGCCAAAGGCCTGCTGCCACTCCAAAGTCATGTTTCTGCCGGCATCGCCGGGGCGTTACCTCTCAGGGTGCCGCCATGGCTTAAGCCTCATCAGTGGCTTAGGCTGGAAAGCTGGGGCATGGCCTCCTACCCTCGCGGCGTCAGCCACTGCCCTCATAACAACCATCGCCCGTATCAGGCTCGGGTGTGGTGGGATGGTCGTCGTTGGTCGCTGGGCTATTTCCCGTCAATCCAGGCGGCAGCGCAGGAGGTTGAGGCGTGCTATCAACAGATTGAACGATGGGCAGCCATGCTCCTGCCGCCGCCCATGCTGGCGTCGCAGTATCGGGAGCGTCTGGCACAAGCAGCGTCACCATCCGCTGCGGATCCCCCGCCATCCTGAAGGTGCGCACCTGGCCGGCGGCCGTATCTTCGGCCAGCAGCAACCCCCGCCAGCCGTCCTGATGCTCGACTGGGGCCAGCAGTAGGGCATCATCTGCCAGCAGGGCCAACAGTGTGGGGGGGGTTATTCCCTCTCCGGCGGTAGCAAGGGCATCGTAGAAGGCCATCGCAAACCCCGGAACCTGCTGGGCTTCGCATAGGGCAAGCATCGCGGCACCAGCTTCTGCCGGCGGGCCCTGCGGTGCATCGCCAGCCGCAGCCGGCGGCAAGTGCCAGCAAAAGTCCTCCATCTTGAAGGGCTCGCTGCGCTTATCGGTGTCCCGGTGAGCGCTGGCGTACCAGGCGTGAAGGTTGGCGATCGGCCGTTCTGCCGCGTGCTGCCGTTCCCTCAGGAATCGGGCGCCTGTTTCGATCGCTTCCCAGACGATCGTTTCGGGGCAGTAGGCGAATCGCTCACAGGAGAAGAATTGATGGTTAGGCCAGAGGTCGTTGACCCTCCAGAAGATTGCGCCCCAGTCGGTTGGGGCAGGTCGGGCTTTCCCAGGTTTTCGGCCATCGCTTGCAAGTCGGGCGCTTCCTGATCTTTGCCCCCGCGTTGCTCTCGCAGCATAAAGTTGTAGATGGCATCTCGCAACCCTTCGGTCATCTTCAGGGTTTCATCATCGGTCCAGTTGGCGCAGTCAGCATCTACTTCCCCCAGTCGGTAACGGATTGCAGCAGTAACCATCCGCGTGACCCTTGCCTGAAATTTTGCGGTTTGGCACTTTTCAATTTCATGGATCAACCGGTGCTCACGCTTGCGAATCATGGTTTCCAGTGGCTCCAGCACCACGGGAATGCCGTTGTGCGCGGACATCACCCGCAAGGCGACCAAGTTAGCGGTCGGCTCGGGTAGGCCGTCCATGTGCTGGATGACCTGAGCTAAGCGCTGCAACTGGTCGGTCAGCGTGGACTGGTCTTCGATCTCTTCCAGCAGTAAGCGCTCCCCGACCAGCAGAGCATGAAAGACCGGGAACTGCAGGATGCCCGTGGTTGCATCCCCCACGTCCTGGACCTGGACATCTAGCGCGGTGACAAACGGTAGGGGCACGGTGCCGGCGGTGCTGTTTTCCCAGTTTGCCGTAGTGGCTTAGGGAGTGGGGATGGCTTATGATGTGGGGGCCGGGAGCATCGTGTCGGTGCCAGGGGTTGCGGCCCCTGTTTCTACCTGGTGAGATCCCAGTTCCCGCTTGCGTTTCTCAGGCGGTGGGCGGTTCTGGGCTAAAACCGACTCCTGGCACCCATTCACCACCGCCGACATCCCTTCATGGACCAACCACTTGTAACCGGTGAAATCGCCTCTGGTTACGCAAAGCAAATCCGCCAGGGGTTGCGGCAAGCCCTGCGAGAAGGCGTTGCTCTTGGCGGATTAAGGCCAGCGACCAAACGGCGGAATGACGCAGCCCATGCAAAGGCTTTGCAACAGGTCATGGAGTACCGGGATGTCCTGGAAGCTGGGCACGACAAGAGTCTGTCGGCATTAAGTCGCGACCTTTTTGATGCTGGCTGTTGCACTCGCTCCGGCAAGCCCCTTACACCGGAAATGGTGCGACGCCTTAGGATCCGACTGGAAGAAGCTGGAGAAGCGGTTGCTGTCGGTGATCCGGCGCCCCGCGCCCGCGCCGCCCTGGACGAGCCGGAGGAGGAGGGGCCGAGTGATCAGGAACTTGAGAGGTTCCTGGCCGAACGGCACAGAGCGCGAATGGAGAGTGAATCGGCGTTTGGTTGTCCCGATTTTGACGGAGCTAAGGCCAGGGCTGCTCGGATTGCCGATGCCCGCGCTGTCCTCGACCGCTGGGGCCGGCCTGCCGCGTCAGCACCGAGCGAAGCGGCATGGGCCCTGGCACAGCTGCTAGACGGCGTTCAGCGGCACGACCTGCAAAGCATGACAGGGCTTTCTGATCGTGATTGCGACCGGATCTGGTCCGCACGGTCTGACAACCCAACCACCGCCCCCGCGCCAAAGCCCATCCCGGTGTGCGAACGGCCATGGGAGCGGGATGGGTGGCGTGATACTGAAGGTCGCTGCTGGTTTTGTAATGCCTACTCCATGGGTAGATGGAACTATCAACTCCCGCCCGACTCTGAGCAGGACTGGGGAATGTTAGGGACCGAGACCCATTGCCTCCCGCACTGGGCCATTGCGCGACCTCGGCCAGAGGCGAAAAAATCCACCTAGCCCCGCGCTACCGCCACCTGTATCCGTTGCTGCAGCTTCTGCCCCAGTGGATACACGGGAATCCCTGGAGCCTGCACCGCGCCACTCACCGCATCTGTCCAGGTCTTAGCCGGCAGGATGGTGCCATTGCGCAGGCGGGCACCTTCATGCACGACAGTGGCGTAGCCAGCGCTCCAGCGAGCTTCCAGCGTGTAGGGACCAATGAAGCTGTAGGTGCCGCTTTGTCGCAGGGAGCCGGTGTCCACGATGTTGCGCGGGCTGCCGACCACTCCGACCCGGCGCCGTGTTTCCCGTGGCCAGTTCCATGCCGCAGGGTTGAAGCTGGCCTGATACCGGCCAAACAGTTCGATCAGGGTCTTGCGGGCGATCTCCTGCAGCATCCGATCCGTTGCCCCAGGGCCGGGGCCTGTGACCGTGGTTTCAACGCGGATGGACATAGCTCACACCGCAGTAGAAAGTGCCGCCCTGAACTTGTCCCCCAGGGCTTCCCGTAGCTCAATCCCGATCCCGCCGACACCAAAGGGCTGGCTCAGCTCCAGCATCCTCAACTGCCCCTGCTCGGTACCGTCAGCCAGGGTGGGCAGCGCTGACAGGTTGGTTAGCACCGCCTTGCCTTCGGCGCCTGGCAGCATCCCAGCCGGCCTGTAACCCGTCTCATTCCAGCTCAGCGACGACCCGGCGGCCAGCCAGCTGGCGGAGCCCAGCAGCGCCCAACGGGTGAGGTAGCCCTCCAGGATCAGCGAGCCCGCCATCACCCCCGGCAGATCCTGCTCACTGCGGCCTTGGCTCTTGGCAAAGGCCTCGACCACCACCGCAGGGCCAGCGGCAGGCACCCCGGCGCGGAAGTTGGTGATCGCGCCAGTCGGCGTCCAGATCATCCTCAGGTTGGCGTATTCGGCGAAGTCCGTGGCCATCAGCTACGCACCAGTTGCGCCATTCCGCCGCTGCCGCCGACGACCGGTTTGATCCCCAGCGACTGGAAGATCCGGCCCTTTAAGTCGACCAAACGAGCGGCGAGCACGGCGCCGGCCGTCCCACCAGAACCGCCTGACTCGTACTTCACGCGCAACAGGCTGGTATCCCATTCCAACACGTCGGCCTTGCTCTTCAGGTCGTCGCGGGCCAGGGTGGTACCAGGGGCGGGGCCTTCGTAGCTCGCTGCATTCAGCAGGTGCTCCCGGCCCGCTTCCACCCGGTCCGCGTAGTCCGCCTCCAGGGCCTCGATCTCGTCGATCCATCGTTGCACGTGCAGAACGGTAGAGGCGGAGATCAGCGCCACCCGGTTGAGGATCGAAGTCAGCTCGGTCTGGTTCGTCACCGACAACGGCCAGCCGGCATACCCTCGAATCAGCTCCCGGTCATCCCGTGGTGTCACCCGCCAAAGGGCGTTCAGGGTTGGGATGGTCATGGCGCGATGCGATCTGCTGCAGGTTTCCGGGAAAGCTGCGGTAGTAATCGGAGATTCCCGTGTACGGCAAATCGGCAGGCAAAGGCGCGGGCAAGGGCGCAATGGCGATAGGCAAGGGCAAGAAGGGTGGCAGCTCAATGTCCATGGCGATGCCGAAGAAAGCCAAGCCCGCCAAGTCCGCCCGCCCAAAGGCCAAGTAATCAGTCTGGGGCGTGCCACTGTTTGATTCTTGCCGCCCTGTCAGCACAGAAGAACGGCTGCGCTTGATACCAGGACCAGACATCGCTATCGCCCTTTGAAGCGTTGCAGCGAGCGCAGGCGGCCACCTGATTGGCACGGACCGTGGGACCTCCCCTGGCCTTGGCGATCACATGATCGAGCGTGATGTTTTTGGGCTGGCATCCGCAGTAAGCGCAGATTCCATTCCAGGCGTCAATGATCTCGCGCCTGAAACTGCTTCGAGTGACCAGCACGGTTCCCTCGATTCGGTGGGATGCCACCTAGGCGAGCTTCTGCAGCCAGACGCGGGCGC